ATTCATATAAAACTTGGTGTGATAATAATGACATATCTAAAGTAGAAAATATAGACGAAAAACATCTAAAAGAAGTTATAGAAAAAGACTTAGCCTTTGTATCTAAAATGACGGTACAAGAATATACTTTATATGAAAAATGGGTAGAAGTACACGAAAAATACAAAACAGCAGAAACAAATAGTTTCTTTGACGATAAACCAGCTCTTATTGATCCTACACAAGAGGCCTTTATTAAATCTGTTAAAAACAATATATGGACACCAGAGTCACCAGATGATGTAGAAAAACTAGAACCAGTTTTAGAATTTACAGACGATACCGAATACAACTTTAAGGGCCAGGCAAAGCGTGGTGATTTATCAGAAAAGTGGAATACATTAAGAACATTTTTATCCACTATGAAAAACAACTCAAATATTGGCCGTCAACTATTCTTTTTAGTAAAAGATAATAGGTCAGGTAAATACCTTGGTGTAATTTGTATATCAGGCGATTTTATGGACTTAACTCCTAGAGATAAGTTTATTGGTTGGGATAGACAAATTAAAACCTTTGAGGGTAAAATCAATCATACAGCAATAGGGTCATCCATAGTACCAACACAACCATTAGGTTATTCATTTACAGGTGGTAAGTTATTAGCATATCTATGCTTAAGTGATGATGTACAAAGAATATGGAAAGAAAAATATGGCGATACACTTGTTGGTGTAACAACTACAAGTTTATATGGTAAGGCAAAGGCTAATACGTTGTCTCAATATGACGGTTTGAAGTATTGGAAAAGAATGGGCTTTACAACTGGTTCAGTTTCATTTCAACCTAGTAGATCAACAAGAAATATGATCTGGCAATGGTTGAAGAAAAATCATACAAGAAAGTATTGGGAATGGCACGAAGCTAAAAGGCCTAATGGTCAACCACTAAAAAGAGATCATAAAAATAGGTCATTAAACTTTACATATTCTAAACTAGATATACCAAAAGAGTATATTAGAACTGAACACCAAAGGGGTATCTATTTTACAAAGTTATATGAAAATACAAACGAATTTTTATGTGGTAAGATAGAGGCAAAAGATTTAATTAAAAGATTTGATAGTAGTACAGAATCACTAGTAAAAGTATGGAAAGACAAACACGCCAGAAAAAGAGTAAAATCATTGGTAGAACAAGGCCGTTATAATACAGACAGCCATTTTTATGATGATTTAATCTATATGAATTGGGAAGAATGTAAGAATCACTTTCTAAATCAGGTTGGTAGGTAGCGTGTTCTGGTTCTGTTCTTTTAAAAAGCAAGTAAAATCAACGATAATTTAAGGGTTGACTTTTAAAGCGTTTGGTGATAGGATTACCCTATGACTACACAAAATACTAAACAAATTAATTTCAATACTAAATCTCAATTAGCTAAATTAATCGCTTCAGAAAATATTACAGTACAACACAATCAAGTTAAAACTGCTTCATTTGATACATTAAACAGAATTTTAACATTACCTATTTTTAAAGTACAATCAGGTGATGTATATGATATGTTGATAGCACACGAATGTGCTCACGCTTTATGGACACCAACAGATGGTTGGGCTAAGATCGCTGATGATAACGAATTAAGATCATATGTTAACGTATTAGAAGATTGTAGAATAGATAAAAAAATTCAAAACAAATATCCTGGTGTTGTTAGAAACTATTTAAATGGTTTTGATATTATGAACAGCCAAGATTTCTTTGGTATTAAAGACAAAGATATTGATAATGACTTAATGTTAATTGATAAAATTAACTTATATTATAAGTCTTCAAAAAGATTACCTTTTTCATTTGCTCCTGAAGATAAGTTATGGTTGAGTAAGGTTGACAACTTAAAATCATTTAATGATGTTGTCAAGCTTGCTAAACTATTATTAAACTGGCAGAAAAAACAAATTAAAAAAATGAAAAAACTACCTGGTTTTGATAATCACGTATTAGTTGAGAATTACAAATTATCAGATAAAGATTCTGATAACAACGTTAACAAAAAAGATGTTAAAGATTCAAATAAACAAGATAATGAATCAGAGTCTTCTAATGATAATGAACAAGGCGACAATGACGGTGATTCAAAATCAGACGATTCAGGTGAAAAAGAAGACAACACTAAAACAGAAAACAAAGGTTTTAATCCTGATGGTGCTGGTGGTGAGGGTGGTTTAAAACCAGGCCTAACTGCTATTACTGATAAAACTTATGAGTTAGCAAAAGAAAGTTTACTAGATACTAAAACTAAATTTACTTATCTTAATTTACCAGAACCTAATTTAGATAAAATAATATATTCAAATAAAAAGTGGCTTGAAACTTGGAGAGAATACAAATACAAAAATATTTATGGTTCAAAAGATAGAAGAACAGTTTACTTAAATTGGTTAAAACAATCTTTTACTAAATTCAAAAATGATAATAAGAAAACTGTTATGTATCTTGTTAAAGAATTTGAAATGAAAAAATCTGCTACTGCTTACAAAAGAACTAATACTGCTAAAACAGGTATTATTGATCCTTTAAAATTAAGTCAGTACAAATACAATGATGATATTTTTAAAAAGTTAACTATTTTACCAGACGCTAAAAATCACGGTATGATTATGTTGTTAGATTGGTCTGGTTCTATGGCAGATGTTATTAAACAAACAATTGACCAACTTATGAATTTAGTTTGGTTTTGTCAAAAAATTAATATACCTTATGAAGTATATCTATTTACAACGGAAGTACATACACACAATACAGGTGATAGAACTTATAGAACAGATTTAAAATCTGGCCTTTGGAACTACAAACACGGTGACGGTATATTTGATAACTTTCATTTAATAAATGTTGCCAGTCACAAAATGAAAAAATTACAATTAGATGAGTCTTTAATGTATCTATATCATTTAGGTTTATCTTATGAGGGTAGATATACTAGATATGATAACAATGCTACGGCAGTTGACAGAGGCGATGAAATGGATTCTCCTTCTCAATATTATTTAGGAACTACACCTCTTAATGAGTCTTTAGTTGTTATGAATAAAATTATACCAATGTTTAAAGCAAAATACAATATTGAAAAACTTACTTTTATTACTTTAACAGATGGTGCTTCTAACAGCAATTATAGTATCAATGTTGTTGAGAATACGGAAAAAGGATTACAACAATCTGATGACGATACTGGTAATCCTGTTATTAAAATTGGTAAAAAACAATATAGTATGGGTAGAGATATAATGGGTAACATTACACCTTTACTATTGAATATTTTAAAAAAAGAATACGGTATCAATTGTATTGGTTTCTTTCTTGCTAAAAAAATTAGAACTTGGGATTATGACAGATATGTTGATAGAAAAAAATTCAAAACGTGGGAACAAAGACACGATCAATTAAACAAAATTAAAAGTCAATTTTTAAAAGAGAAGTGTGCTATTGTTAATAAAGAAGGTTATAACAAATACTTTGTAATCAATGGTAAAACAATGAAAGTTGAGAATACTGATTTATCAGCAGTAAATGAGAATATGAAATCTGCCTCTATTAAAAGATTATTCAGTAAATCAATGAAAGGAAGAATCGTTTCCAGAACACTTTTAAACAAATTTATAGAGGAGGTTGCCTAGATGATAGTAAATACAATGCTTTTTATAGGCTTGACTTATACACCAAATCTGATAGGATGGTACCATATTTAATATGAAAATGAAAGGACAATACACTATGTTAAATGCTAAACAAAAAGAGTATGTTGATCACGCTAAAAAGCTGTTTAATAAAAATACTCTAACTGTTGCTGAGTTGAAAAAAGCCAATGCTAAATTTGGTTGTAAGTATGCTCCACAATGGTTGATAAAAAATAAAGATTACAAAGTTGGTAAATCTTTATTTAAATTACCAGTTGAGGGTGATGACGCTAAAAACGAAACACCTAATAAAGAAGCTGAAAAAATATTAACGCCTGTTTCTGAAACTAAAAAAGAGGCGGCTTATATTGTTTCATCTTTAACAGGTAATATCGTACCTAAAAAAGATCCAATATTCGTATCTTTTGGTAACTATCCAGATATTAAATCTATTGTAAAATCTAATAGATTTTATCCTGTGTTTATTACAGGTCTTTCTGGTAACGGTAAAACTATGGGTGTTACCCAAGCTTGTGCCGAGGCTAAAAGAGAACTGATTAGGGTTAATATTACAATTGAAACAGACGAGGACGACCTACTTGGTGGTTATAGATTAAAAGATGGCCAAACAGTATGGCAAAATGGTCCTGTTATTGAGGCGATGGAAAGAGGCGCTATTCTGTTATTAGACGAGGTTGACTTGGCTAGTAATAAGATTATGTGTTTACAACCAATCCTTGAAGGCTCTGGTGTCTTTGTTAAAAAGATTAACAAGTTTGTAAAACCAGCTCAAGGTTTCAATGTGATAGCGACTGCTAATACTAAAGGGCAAGGTTCAGATGACGGTAAGTTTATCGGTACCAATGTTCTTAACGAGGCATTTTTGGAAAGATTTCCTGTTACTTTTGAACAGAAATATCCAAGTGTTGCTATTGAGAAAAAAATACTTAACAATACCTTAAAAGCTTCTGGTAAATCAGATGTCAAGTTTGTAGATAAACTTACAACTTGGGCTGATGTAATCAGAAAAACTTACTTTGATGGTGGTGTTGATGAGATCATATCAACTAGAAGACTTGTACATATTACACAAGCGTTTGCTATCTTTGACAATAAGATGAAAGCGATTCAAATGTGTACTAATAGATTTGATGATGATACAAAAAATTCTTTTGTTGAGTTATATACAAAGGTTGACTCTGGCGCTAGTGTCGAAGACATTATAGAAGATCAGAGAAAAGCTGACGTAGAAGCTCAAAAAGAGAGTGACAAAGATAGTGAGTCGGATGACGAAGATGTTATCTAAATCTATCAAACATAGTGTAGTCCTAGGTGGAGGGGTAGTGCCCTCCACCACTTACTACACATTAGGAGAGGAGGTAAATTAAATTGAGTATTACAATTCAAGTAAGAAACGGTAATGTAGAGCAAGCTTTAAGGGTTATGAAAAAGAAACTCCAAAAAGATGGTTTTCTAAAAGAACTAAAAGCCAGACAATATTTTGAAAAACCCTCCGAGAAAAAACGTAGGAAGAAAAAAGAGGGCATAGCAAATGTTAAGAAAAAAAAGGCTAAATTAATGAGAACTAGAGGTTACTAATGGGTTATGAAACAATCATATTAGCAGTTTTTTTTGGTCTTTGGATTTATGGCCAGTTTTAAGAATTTTACGCCATTTTTTGTTGTATATATATTATGGTCAGGCTATTCGTAAGTCCTGACGGCGTAAAAAACAACGATAAGAAATTATCGGTGTCGCAAAAACGGTGACCTTTGGCAGTTTGTACTCCGTGACAAAAGAAACTGCCATTTATAGGTTACGCTTGACCTTAACAAAGCAGTCCAGATTGGTGGCCTGGAAATTGATCAAAGCCACTTGTAATTATTAAAATAATGATTATATAAATACTTGTACAACGCCATAATGGGTTGTACTTAAAATAAACTTGCTTAACAAAAGGAGTTATAATGACTAATAGAGCAATTTCAATTTTTAATCAATTAAGACCACTATCAGTAGGATTTGATGATGTGTTCAATCATTTTGAACATATGTTAGATACAGATTTTACAAGTGTTCCTAACTATCCACCTTACAATATCATTAAGACAGGTAAGTATACCTATGATATTCAGGTTGCCCTTGCTGGCTATGGTAAGAAGGACATAGATGTGTCTTTTGAGAATAGTGTCCTAACCGTGAAGTCTGTAAAAGACAAAGATACAAAAGAGGTTGAGGATAATGACGGCGTACTTCATAAAGGTATTGCCAAAAGAAACTTTAGTAAATCTTTTACTATCGCTGATGATGTGGAAATCAAAGGTGCTGAGTTAAAAGATGGTCTTTTAGTAGTGTCAATGGAAAGAATTATTCCAGACCACAAAAAAGCTAGAAGTATTGAGGTAAAATAGATTAATCCTAAAGGGCGGAGAGCATTGACTTTCCGCCTTTTTTGTTATATAATGATATTATGTTTAGTTATCTAGGTGGTAAAAAATTTCAGGCAAAGTGGATTGCTTCACAGTTTCCACAACATAAAACTTATGTTGAGCCTTTTGGTGGTGCTTATTGGGTCTACTTCGTGGCCAATCATCAAATAGATCAAGCTCATATAAATGTCTATAATGACTTCAATAAAGATATAGCAAATATATTTTATTGTGCTAGACATAAAGATAGAGCATTTTTGAAAGAACTATTATCACACGAACCACAAAAGAGAGAATTATTTGATCAGTTTATATCTGATTTAACACCTTTCAATACTGATTTTGAATTAGGTGATGTAGAGAGAGCCACAAAATATATTTACTTACAATCTCAAAGTTTTAGTGGTGATACACTAAACGAGAAAACAAAATTTGTAGATTTAAAAGGTAAATATAAATCAAAGTATCAACATTTTATAGATAAGATTTCTAATAAGAAATGGTTATATTTTATTCAAGGTATCACACAAGTACATAACGAATCATTTGAGACCATTATTGATATGTACGACAATGATGATACACTATTCTATTGTGATCCACCATATTATAAAATGGAAGATTACTATGTACAAGATTTTCAAAGACACCAACATAAAGACTTGGCGAAAAAACTAAAAAGTATAAAAGGTAAGTTTGTTTTATCTTATTATGACTTTCCAGAGTTAGAGACTTGGTTTCCAAAACACGAATATTTTTGGATTGAAAAAGAGTTTAATAAACAAAATGCTAGTAAAAACAAGGGTGCTGGTAAAGGTAAAGAAATATTAATTACCAACTATCAACCAGCATTGACTTTAGAATAAATTGTGATATATTAAGATTATGAATTTAGAAATACAAAAAGAATTACTAAAACAAAATTATCAGGCTATTGATATAATTAAAGATGGTATTACTAATAAACTATTAAAATCAGAGCCTTATATTATAGGCGATTACTATGGTAAAATGGGTTGTAAGTTTATTAAAGAATCAAACCAGAAACAATATATAACAAAAACAGATTTAACTGGTATATATCACGTTCAAGTAAAATTTAAAGACCAGTATATAGATTTATATACAGGTGAGTCTGAAGCTTGTATCGGAACTAGAATTATGAGATTAATTAAACAAGCGTCTGGCGACAACCGTGATGACGAAACACACTCTGCTGGTGAATTATTATATAATAAATTTACGAGATATGGCAGACAAGATTTATGGTTACATAATTTAAGAGTTAGATTTTTACAAGTAAGAGATATATTTGATGTGTTAGGATTAACTTCTTTTCCATATCATAACCTATTTGATAAAGAATATTTAACACTTGTTGATACAGATTTAAAACTATTATTACAGACTTTAGAACAAGGTGTAATAGATAGATTGGCGCCAATAGGAAATAGACAGGCACAAAGAATGATGGATCAAAAAAGATTTAGTAATAATATTATGTTGTTTGAAGAATTATGCCAAATGGTAAATACACAAACGGCAAATAATTTAAAAGTCAAAGAACTCCAGCATTGACTTTAAAACAACAATGTGATATATTACATAATGCGGCTATCGTATAAAAGTATTACGGTGGGTTACCAACTCACAGACAGAGGAGCGTTACCTCTTAGCCGCTCCAAAATTAAAGGAAATATATTATGAATATGAGAGTTAAAAATCACACATTTAAATTTAGAGTAGGTGATTCAGAGGAAAAAGGTGGTTGTACATTTATCGGTGGCGAATGGAAAGATGTATCAACAGACGAGTTATTTAAAGATAAAAAGGTAGTATTGTTTAGTCTACCTGGTGCTTTTACACCAACTTGTTCAGGCCAACAATTACCTTTCTATGACGAAATGTATAATAAATTTAAAGACAAAGGCATTGATGATGTTTATTGTATATCAGTAAATGACGCCTTTGTTATGAATGCTTGGGCTAGAGACCTAGGTATTAAAAATGTTAAAATGATACCAGATGGTTGTGGTACATTTACAAGCAATATGGGTATGTTAGTTGCTAAACCTAAACAAGGGTTTGGTATGAGAAGTTGGAGATATTCGGCATTAATCAATGATGGTGTTGTTGAAATATTAAACGAAGAACCTGGATTTAACAACTTTTCAGATGACAATGACCCTTACGAAGTTTCTGATCCAGAAACAATGCTTAACAGCATTGACAAATAAACTACAATATGTTAAATTACTATATAATATGAAAGAGGTGATTAAATTATGAATCTATCAAGTGATACGGTTGCTGTACTAAAAAACTTCTCTGACATTAATCAAAACATTTTGGTTAAGCCAGGAAATAAAGTACAAACAATCTCAACAATGAAAAATATTTTAGCAGAAGCTGAAATATCAGAAAAGTTTGATAGCGAATTTGCTATATATGATCTACCAGAATTTTTAAGAGCAGTTGAGTTATTTCAAAAGCCTTCTCTTAATTTTAACGGTGGTTCAAATGTACAGATTGCTGATAACAATTCTAAACAATCAATTAAATACTTTTTTGCTGACAAGTCTGTTATTGTGGCGCCTACTAAAAACATCACAATGCCAGATAAAGAAGTTACTTTTACTTTAAAAAAAGATGACTTTGCCAAACTTCAAAAAGGTGTTACAACATTAAATCTACCAGACGTTGCTGTAAAAGGTGATGGTAAATCAATTACATTGGTTGCTACAGATAAAAAGAATAAATCATCAAATGATTATTCAATATCTGTTGGTGAATCTGATAAGAAGTTTAATGCTTACTTTAAAGCAGAAAACTTTAAAATGGTATCAGATGATTATGATGTTGCTATTTCTAAACAAAAGATAAGTCATTTTGTTAATAGAAACAAACCTATACAATATTGGATAGCATTAGAACCCGACTCTGAATTTTAAGGGAGGTTGTAATGTCTGATTTTTTATGGGTTGAAAAATACCGTCCTAAGAAAATTAGTGAGTGTATTCTTACACAAGACTTAAAAGAAACATTTACTAACTTCATTAAACAAAAAGAAATACCTAATCTACTATTATCTGGTAGCGCTGGTATTGGTAAAACTACCGTAGCAAAGGCCTTATGTGAGGAAATTGGTGCTGATTATATTATCATTAATGGTTCAGACGAGGGCCGTCATATTGATACATTAAGACATCAAGTTAAAAACTTTGCCTCAACGGTATCTCTTACCGAAGAATCTAATCATAAAGTTGTTATAATAGACGAGGCAGATTATATGAACGCTGATAGTGTTCAACCTGCTTTAAGAAACTTTATAGAAACATTTTATAAAAATTGTAGATTTATATTTACTTGTAATTTTGTAAACAAGATTATACCAGCTTTACATAGTCGTTGTACCGTAATTAACTTTTCTATCACAAATGGTCAGAAAGTAAAGACGGCAATGGCCTTTATGAAACGAGTTGAAGGTATTTTAAAAGATGAAAAGATTGACTTTGAAAAGAAAGTCTTATCTGAACTAATACAAAAACACTATCCAGACTTTAGAAGAATATTAAATGAACTACAAAGATATTCTGTTAGAGGTAAGATTGATAGTGGTATCTTGTTCAGTATGTCAAATGAGAATATAAAAGAACTCACAACGTCATTAAAAGAAAAAAGATTTAATGATATGAGAAAATGGGTGGTTCAAAACCTAGATAAAGAGCCTTCTCATCTATTTAAAACCATCTATGATTCTCTATATTCTAGTTTAGATACAAAGTCTGTTCCTCAAGCTATACTAATACTAGCTGGTTATCAATATAAGTCTGCTTTTGTAGCTGACCAAGAAATCAATATGGTTGCTTGTCTTACAGAAATAATGGCGAGTTGTAAATTTAAGTAATGGGAACTGAAAAAATAGGAATGGGTATTATTGGTGTAAGTAAATCTATTGAATATAGTACACCATTAAAAATAGTAAATCCTCTCATAAACGAATTTTCTCTTACAAAAGATGTTTGTGCTAGTAAAGATAATTATAAATTAAATGATTATTGGACAATAGATGATGACGCACTAACAAAAACTTGGAAAGGTAATTGTTGGTGTAATCCACCATTTAATAGACAACTAGGTAAATGGATTAGAAAAGCACATTCGGAAAGACATAGTGGAACTAAAGTATGTTTGTTTCCAGTTAGAGCAAACACTAAATGGTGGGCTGAAGTTTGTGTTGATAGTGAAATAAGATTTATTAACGGTGAAGTAAATTTTAATAATGAACCAAGGGGTTTGTGGGCTGCTATGTGTATTATGATATTCGGCGAACAAGCAAAAGTAGGAACGTTTTCTGTAATAAATTATAGGTTCTAAAAAAGTATATTACTAAATATGAAAAAGAGAAACCCAATAGCACTTGAATTGAGATCGCCAAAGTACAAAGCAAAAGTGGTGAAGCCCAAAAAAGGTAAGGGAAGTTTTAAAAGGAATAGTAATGGCAAGAAAAACGCTGTTTAGAGTAGTTGTAGTTAAGATAAGAATGTGGTGGGCCGACTTTAGAGGTCATCACGGTAAAGTTTGGGACTATGAACCAGGAGACTACTATATGGGTAGTCACAAAGGACACACTAAACATAAAAGAAAATAATGTACGAATTGAAAGATTATCTCAACGCTATTAATTTTAGTAAAGAGAAGTTATTAGATACAGACGATATAGTGTGGGAAAAGAAGTACCCACCCTATATAATTAACAAATGCCTATCAATGCATTATGATTGTATTGCTCAGGCTAATGAGATTAACGGATTTCACTTTCTTCCAAAGAGGATACAATTTCATTTTTTGATAAATAGTATCCGAAAGAGAAAACGATTTGGCGGTAAATGGTTATCATCTACCAAATTGAAGAATTTAGAGTATGTAAAAAATTATTATGGATATAGTAATGAGAAAGCTAAACAAGCTCTCAACATACTAAACGACAAACAAATTGAAGAAATTAAATTGTCCTTGAATAAGGGCGGGAGAAAAAGAAAATGAGTGAACAAGAAATACAATGGTCGCCAGAAAGTATGTTAGAAGTAACAATCAAACAGCCAGACGACTTCCTAAAAGTTAGAGAAACTTTAACAAGAATCGGTGTAGCATCCAGAAAAGATAAAACACTATATCAATCTTGTCATATTTTACACAAACAAGGTAAATATTTTATAACACATTTTAAAGAATTATTTGCTTTAGATGGCAAAAAAGCCACATTAGTTGAGAACGATATTCAAAGAAGAAATACAATAGCAATCTTATTACAAGATTGGAACTTAATTGATATAGTTGAAAAAACAAATGTTGAAAACAAGGCGCCATTAAGTCAAATTAAAGTATTACCATTTAAAGAGAAAAAAGAGTGGACGCTATCAGCTAAATATAATATAGGTAAAAAGGTTGAAGAAAAAAAAGAGGATGTAAAAGATAGCGACAATGGAAGTACCAAAGTTTAAAGAATTTATTACAGAAACAGATATAGGTCGTAAAGATAAACCTATGACCGTAGCTATTGTTACAGTAGCAGATTCAAAAGATCCTAAAGAAAATACAACTGCTGATCTTATAACTAAAGCGTGTAAGAAAAAAGGCATTAAATGTATTATTGTAAATACTAAATCTACAATCATAACTCAAAAAGACGAAGACAAAAACACTTTAACTGTTTACAACTATGATGGTAAACAAGCTGAACACACTTTTACAGGTAGAGATACCGTTTGTATAGTTAGAGGTGGTGCTTTAGAAGATGAGGCAGGATTATCTATTATATCTGCTTTTCAAAACTCACAAGCATTTATGATGAACACAAGAGCGTCTATGCTAACTTGTGACAATAAATTAACAACAGCTTTACTATTTGAAAAGTATGGTCTTCCAACACCAAGAACAGCATACATTTCAAACGAAAACAATATTAAAACTGCTTTAGATATGATTGGTGCTAAATTTCCAATTATTCTAAAGACATTAACAGGAACACAAGGCGTAGGCGTTATCAAAATAGAAAGTTACGAAGGCCTTGTGGCTACTGTACAGGCAATGTGGAAATTAGAAGCTGAACTTTTAATACAAGAATATATGCCTAGTGATTTTGATGTAAGAACTTTTTGTATTGACAATAAAATATTTGCTAGTACAAAGAGAACTCATAGTAGTTATGACTTTAGGTCTAACACACACAGAGGTGCTGAGGCAGAGCCATACATTTTAAGTAAAGAAGAAAAAGAAATAGTATTAAAAGCGGCTAGAGTATCCAGAGCATATATGGTTGGCGTTGATCACATTATACACAAAGGTAAACCATATCTATTAGAAATTAATGGTAGTCCAGGATCAGGTGCTGATTACGAGGGTTACCAACACAAAGATTATTATTCAGATTCAGAACCATCTGGTAGAATAGATGGCGAAGAAATGATGTCAAACGTAATAGATTGGGTAAAAGACAGAGCTCATTGGGATAGACAATCACTTATAGAATGTGGTTGGTTAGAAACGGTAGATTTAGATGAAGTAGGTAAAGTAAGATGTAAGTTTGATACAGGTAACGGTTCAAAGGCCTGTGCTTTACACGCCGATAAAATTTTAGAAGATGGTAAGATTGTTAAATGGAAATACAATGGTAAAACTTTTACTAAACCTAGACACGGTACAAGTAAAGTATTCAGAGCAAATGCTGAGGGAGAAGAGCCATCTGAAACACGACCAACAATTCTTTTGGATATTACATTTAATGGTTTCACGTATAAAGATATAGAAGTAGGTTTAGATCAAAGACCAAGATCAGGTTCAGACTTATTAGTAAACAGAGATTTAATGCGATTAATGAATATTAGTGTCAACTCTAATAGAACATTTGTATTAAGTAAACGATTGAAACCGGTAGAAAAAGACGGTAAAAAGACTAAAGTTGGCTTTGAAAAGAAATAACATTGCCTTTACTAGGTAATTGTGTTATATTATAAACAATAAGGAGAAATATTATGTCAAGTGAAGTAAAAATATTAAGACTATCTACTGGCGAAGATGTTATCGCTAAGGTAGGTGAAAATGATCAAGGTATAAGTTTAAACAAAGCGTTTGTAATTATACCTCAACAATCAGCACCAGGACAACCTGTTCAATTGATGATGTCTTTGTATAATGCTTTTGGTAAAAGTGATACCATTACATTAACAAAAGATAAGATTGTTTTTATGACCGATCCTAAAGATGAGATACTAAAATCTTACGAACAAAATACAAGTAGAATAATAACAAAAGCCTCAGGTTTAATTACAGAAAATTCAGTACCTAAACTTTAATGATTACTGTCTATTTTATGAGAGGACAGGAAAAGATTCCTGTTCAAGTTGAAGAAGGTATGTCCTTGATGGAGGCGGCTAGAGATTTTGCTAAAACATCAATAGATGAAATACCTGCTGATTGTTCAGGTTGTTGTGCCTGTGCCACTTGTCACGTTATTATAGACAGAGAATGGATAGGTAAAGTAGGTGAGGCAGATTATGATTCTGCTGAAACAGAATTAATTGAATATGAAAAAAACTATGATCGTATGAGAAGTAGATTAGCTTGTCAAATTCAATTAGAAAAAAAACATAATGGTTTGATAGCACATTTGCTTGATAATCATAAATTGTAAGGGGGATTAGCTCAGTTGGGAGAGCGCCTGATTTGCATTCAGGAGGTCGCAGGTTCAACTCCTGTATCCTCCACCAAAATTTATTATGAACTTTTATAAATCAGTTATTGAACACAGAGGTAAATTACTTGTTCGTGGTATTCACGGCGGTAAAGATTACAAAGAAAAGATTGACTTTGGTCCTACTTTGTATGCCTTGACACAACAAGAAACTGAATATAAAAATTTACAAGGTCAATATCTAAAACCTATTACATTTAAAAATATAGACGGTGCTCGTAAGTTTAGACGAGAAGTTGTGACACAAAACTCGCCAATCTATGGACTTGAAAGATACCATTATCAATATATTGGTAAAGAGTTTACTAAAAATATACAATGGTCAAAAGAGTTTATTAAAATATTTACACTTGATATAGAGACTAGTTGTGAAAATGGTTTTCCAGATGTAGAAAATCCTATTGAAGAATTACTTTGTATTACGGTTAAAAATCAAACTAACAAACAGATTATTACTTGGGGCGTAGGCGACTTTAAGACCGATA